AGAGCTTCATCTGGTCGACCATCGCCAGGTCCTGCATGTTTATCGGCATCACCGTCAGCTCGGCTCCCCCACCGAGCACGGCGGTGCGCCGCGCCCTTGCCGCTCCGGCGTGAGCGCTGTTCCAGAGGTCGGCGATCTCCTTGGCCTGCTCGGCGTTGACCTGCTGCGGCAGGCGGATGACCGCGCCGGGTGCGGCGTCGTTCTGGAAGAAGGCGCCCTGAAAGCGGTTGACCTGCTGCGCGTTGGCAAGCACCTGACGGTGCGCCTCAAGCGGTGAGAGGCCAACGGCACCGCCGAACGGTGCGATGCCGCGAATGTGCAGGACCTCTTTGCTGGTCAGCTCGGCAACGTCGTCGCCGTCGCGTATCTCGTAGGTCGGCTCGTAGCTGTCCTCGTTGAGCACTCGGACGCGGTCGGCGCGAATGACGCGCAGCTCCCTGACCGCTCCCCTGGACTGCGTCTTGAGGATGTAGGCGTTGCCGAACGCTTCGATGGAGCAGGTGACGTCCTGCCAGAACTCAAACGGGCTCTGAGAGGCGTTCGGTGCGCGGTGCAGGAGGTCAAACTGCGGTGCGTTGTAGTCGACCTCCGGCGTGCCGTCCTCGAGCTTGCGGTAGACCTTGCACGGCATTGCGCTGATGGAGTCGCTGATAAGGCGAATGGATGCCATAACAGCGGGCACCGAGACCGAGGAGCTCGGCGTGTTCGTGGTCAGCGCGTTGTCGGTAGGCATCGGGAAGCTGGTCCCGGCCGTACCGAAAGCGCGGGCGCGCAGGTTCACGTCACCGCCGACGGTTGCGACTCTCACGAGAGCACCTGCACGAAGATGACGCGCTCGGCCGGGACCTCAAAGTGCCCCGTAGCCTCGACGCTCTCCTCTTCCACGATGGAAGGCGTGAGCATGATGTAGTGGCCTCCCCACCGGCCGGCGAGGATGCCTTCGACGCTAGGGCCGTCTGTGAGATGCAGACGGGCGGCGCGCTTTCCGCGCACCTTCCACGTCAGCTTCATAAGCCATACGGGCAAGAGGTATCTCCTAGAGCTCGGCGATGTCGCCGTCTACGGTTTCGATGAAGTTGCGTTGCGTGCGCTCGACCTTGGCCTCGTCGCGCACGCGGTAGTAGTCGCGGGCAGCTTGAGCGCGGTCAAAGGTGCGCAGCTTGTTGCGGTGCTCAAAGTCAAGGTTGAGCTGGCCGTGCGGCACGACGTCGTACTCGGTCGACGGGCCCCACAGCGCCTTCAGGCCCCATTTCCAGTCAGGGTCCTGCACGGCAAAGAGGTAGTGAGCACCGAAGACGCGCAGGCCGCGCAGCGCCTTAAACACGCACGTCAGCGGGCTGCTGGACTTGTTCGGGGCGCCAGGGTTTCCGGTCGGGACGATCGGCTCGCCGTCCTCGCCCTTGTTCCAGTCCCAGCGCTCGACTAGGTGGACGTTGTAGGCCTCGTATTCGCCGGACTGCATCTCGTTGCGGGCCCGTGTGCAGTCGCCGTTGACCAGGAAGGTGTCGGCGTCGATGACGACGTACCAGTCCTCCTCGGTAGTCATCTGCTCGGCGAGCTGGAACATGAACGAGCGTTTCTCAACCTCGTTGCCCATCCAAGGCGTATCGGGCACAAAGAGCGTGTGGCCGATGCCCGCTGCCTCGCAGCCGGTGGCGATTGCGTCGTGAGCCTCTACGCCGCTCGAGCGCCCGTCCTTGTCATAAAGGAAGTAGGCGCCGTCGACGTAGACCATGTGGTCAACGAGGCGTGAGCAGGCGGCCGGGTGAGCGGCAAGCCAGGTCGGTGACTCGTCATAGAACGAGCACAGCCCGACAACCTTCACAGCGTCACCTTCATGGCTCCGGCGTCCATCTCACGCACCCAGGCCACCTCGGGCTTGCACTTTTGCCCGAGCTCCTGCTCGCGGCCGAGTCCGGCGTGAATGTAGGCGCCGACGAGGCTGCAGCCGGCGTGATGCCAATGCAGCGAGGTCGTACCGAAGCGGCCACAGTTCACTTCTGTGACCTTCGGAATCCCGGCTGTGTCTTCCCTTGCGTCAAGCATGAAGACGCCGTTAGGGACGCCCTGCAGCGCTCCTGTGACCCGTAGGGCGAGGTCGTGCAGGTCCTTGCGGTCGATGGTGACCTGAAGCGTGGCGGTGGAGGCGATGCGGGCCGGTGAGCGGTCGGCACCGAGGAGGCGCAGGCGCTCTTTCATGCCGTAGGCAATGAGCTCGCCGTCCTTGAACACTCCCGTCCATGAGAGGTCCCTGCCGGGCAGGCGCTCGGCCAGTATCCATTCATCGTCGGCTATGCCGAACTGCCGGTGATGACGCATCCAGGCGCGAGCGATCTCAACGTCTGAGACCGGCAGGGCACCGGAAGAGCCAGCACCTGTGCGAAGGCGCATCCAGCAGTCGCCGCCGAGGTCCTCGATGGCCCGCTCGAGCTCGTTTTCGTTGGTGAGCGGTAGCGTGGCCGGCGCATCGGGGCCGACGGCGTTGGCGGTGCGGTACTTATCGCCGCAAACGAATAGGGCCGCCCTGTTCGGCAGCAGCGTCGGCGCGTTGAGCAGGTGAGCGTTGGCTGAGAGCCACGTCACTTCAGCGTCGGGCTGCGCGTGAACAAAGGCGACGTCGTACTTGTGGATGAGCTGGTTGATCTCGGTGGCGGTGCGCTCACGCCTGACCATTTCGCGGTGCCTTCCCCTGGCGAGCTGCAGCATGAACGGGTCCACGTCGCAAGCGACCGTCTCGTGCCCGCACTCGTAGGCAGCCTTTGTGAAGTTGATGCCGGCCGGGCCTCCCGCGCCGAGGACGAGAATCATCATCCGATGAGCACGAAGCCCTGCTCGTCCTGTTCGGCCACCGAGCGCCAGGCTCTCCAATGAGCCATGACCGAGGCCACGCAGGCGTCGATGCGCTTGTCCTGCGATGCCTTCTGCACCTTCCACCCCCTGTCGGTCTTCTTTGCTGCTGTCGCTTCGACGTGAGCGGCGAGCACCGGGTCACCGTCGTGGCGGATACGTCGCTCCTGCGCCGAGGCGTAGAACTCCTGGTAGGCGTCGGCCATAGCCGCTGATGACTGATGCAGCGGCGCTACGACGAGGCCTTCGCTCGCCAGCGTCTGCGCCGAGCGCTCAAAGAAACGCGGGTCGAAGACAAGCTCGCGCAGGTCGTAGCGCTCAGCCAAGTGCCTGACGTAAGCCTCAACCTGCGAGAGGTCAATCCGGCCGCCTTCGGCGTACTCATGAGCCGGCACGTCGGTGACCGCGCTCCACACATGCGTCTTGACGGCTACCTTGCCGCCAACAACCCACGCGCAGGTGACCGCGGTGCTGTCGTGGACAAGGCCGACGTCGATGCCGACGTAAACCGGCGTGCCGGGCTCCAGCACCAGCTCCGGGTCTTCCATCTCCTCCCACAGTCCGGGCTTCAGCCAAGCGTTGCGGGTAGCCGTCCAGGCGTTCAGGTGAAGGCGCCGGAAGGTCTGCTCATCAAGCGAAGGGCTCTCAAGCTGCTGGCGCAGGACCTCAGGAGTGACCCACGAAGCCGGATTGGCGCGCATCCAGGCGTCCTCGTCCTCAATGTCGGTGCCCTCTGGCACCTGATACCACCAGAACAGGAAGCCGGAGTCGACATCCTTGGCGACGAGCAGCGAGCCGTCGTTGCGCTCTTCAAGAGAAGGCAGCTCGGTGGCCTGCTTGAACAGGCGGCCAAGGACGGTGTCCCTGTCGTAGCCCGCGGTCGTGATAGAGCAGGTAAGCGGCTGCTCGCGGGCTCCGGTCGCGGTCTGCATCGCCGCCCAAAGCTCTTCCTGCCTCGGAGTCATCCACGAGTGCAGCTCGTCGGCGACAATCGTGGACGGGTTGAGGCCGTGCTGGAGCTTGCCGTCAGCGGCGATGCGGCGGATGACGCCGTTGCTCTCGTCGCACTTGATGACAAAGCGCTGAGCGTCAAACCACAGGTCAAGCAGCGGGTCAGACTCGGCGAACGCTCGAGCCTGGTCAAAGACAACAGCGGCCTGCTCGCGGGACCCGGCCGAAACGATGACGTCGGGGGCGTTCTCGCCCTCAACCGAAGAGGCCCACAGCGCGAGCGCCGAGAGCAGCGAGCTCTTGCCGTTCTTTCGCGGCAGCCCAATGAGCGCCTGGCGGATAACGCGGTTGCCGTGCTCATCGACGGCGAGCAGCTCGTCCACGATCTCGCGCTGCCAAGGCTCCAGCCGGAACGGTTGCCCGTGCCAGCGCCCAATCGTGTGCTTGATGAAGGTCTCCGAGAACAGCGCAAAGTGCTCAGCCGGCTCCAGAGGGCCGCCCTGACGCACGCTCTTTGCGCGCCACTGCTCAACGGTGGCGTCTACGTCTTGGAGAAGGTGTTGGTGCCGGCTCGGTACGAAGGTGCCGTCGCGCAGATGCTCGTCTAGCGTCTTGCGATTGCTCGGCGGTCTAGCGGGACTCATGCCGCAATCGGCATCGCCGTTTGGAACTCATCGCGGTGTCCTCGAGATGAGTTGCAGCTGCGATGCGCCGCTTTTACGTTCCAGTAAGCGTTGACGCCGCCAAAGTGGCGAGGCTGTATGTGATCGCGCGTTGCACCCATCGGGTCTTTGCTGCGATCAAGCGTTGGGTCAATCTTCTTTTTGCAGATCCAGCACTGATAGTTGTCGCGCTGTAGAACCAGATCGAGCGAAACGTGCTCAAGTTCCACAATGCCGCGTTCGCGCGCTTTGTCTTTACGGCGAGCAACACGTCGCGCACACCGAAGACTGCAGTATTTCCTACGATTAGTCAGCGCAGGGCTGAAACGCTCGCCGCACTCAAGACAAACCTGATCTGCATACACCTTGTCGGGCGAATACTTTCCGGCGCTTGCGCAGACTCCACTTGAGTCAATCAGAAAGATGCGGCGCACTGGACGCTTGGAGATGCGAACCGCAACTGTCTTTGGCGGCTTCGGCTTCTCAACGCGACGTTCGCCCCACCGCAAGGTGTCTCGACACTTGATGCTGCATGTTGTGCCGCGACCTTGCTCTACCCAGGATTGCCTGATCTTGAAATAGGCACCGCAGACCTTGCACAAGCGCACGGTAGGCGGCAGCTCGCTCTGAACTACAAGTTTCCATTTTCCAAGCAGCGCCGCCACATCGGCGTCGGTGAAAGCCTTCGGCAACCTGCCGTCCTGGCGCATGTTGTTGACCGTTGACTTTGAGACTCCAAGAATCCGTGCGGCGTCAATTATTGCCGTCTTTGGCAGCCGTCCTCGTCGACGCGAAACCTCATCGCATCGGCCAGCTCGGTTGATTACTTGCCAAAGGTGCGACGAATGACAACCGACTTGCTCAGCCGCACGCACATAGCCGTGTTTGACGACAAGCTGAACGAGCTCATCAGCTGATAACGTAAGCATCATCAAGCCTCCCCTGACACGCGCCACTGCACCGCTGCGCGCGTGAATTTTTGGT